TATCACTCTGGTAAATCTATTACAACAGGAACATACAACACAATAATAGGTGGTTTAGCTGGTGATGCGTTGACAACAGGTCAATATAATGTAGCTGTAGGTGCAAATGCTCTTTCAGCAGAAGATGCTCATAGTTATAATACAGCAGTAGGATATAATGCTTTAAGACTACAAAATGCAGGTGCTAATGCATATAATGTTGCTCTTGGATATAACGCTGGTGAAAACATTTCAACAGGTGTCTCTAATACTTTTTTAGGTACTCAAGCAGGTGATGCTATTACTACAGCAAGTTATAGTGTAGCTATAGGTCATCTTGCTCTAACCAGTGAAGATACAGCACAACATAATACTGCAATAGGATATAAAGCCCTATATACTCAAAACGGAGGAGTAGCTAATACAGTTATAGGTTTTCAAGCTGGTCAGTTTGTTACTACAGGTGATGATAACACTATAATTGGAGGTGAAGCTGGAGATGCGTTAACAACAGGTAGTAACAATATTATAATAGGACACGACGCGGCTGCATCAGCTGTTGATGTGTCAAATGAAATAACACTAGGTGATGCTAATATTTCAGCATTTAGATGTGCTGATCAAAGTATTGCAGCACTTTCAGATGGTCGTGATAAATCAGAAGTTGAAGAAAGTCCTTATGGTTTAGAATTTATAAACAAATTAAAACCTGTTAAATTTACATGGGACTTCAGACCAGAACACATGTCTGATGTAAAACAGGGTAAATCAAGAGTTGGTTTTATTGCTCAAGATCTTCAAGAAGCAATGCCAAACAATGATAATGATATACTTGATTTAGTATACGAAATAAGTGAAGACAGACTTGAAGCTAAATATGGTAATTTAATACCGGTTATGGCAAAAGCAATACAAGAATTAAGTGCAGAAGTAAAAGAATTAAAAAAACAAATAAATGGCTAAACAAACTATTGGTATAGGATCCGCGGCAAACGACGGAACTGGGGATACGCTCAGAGCAGCATTTGATATATGTAATGACAATTTTACAGAACTATATGACGGTAGTGGTGGTTTGTTACATAAAATAGAAGGTACAAACTTCACAGGTTCGTTACTTATTGGGCATAGTACTACTGGTACATTAGATAACGCTTTTTATAATACCGCTCTTGGTATTGGAGCACTAGACGCTTTAACAACTGGTGATACCAATGTGGCAATAGGTTATAATGCTGGTACTTCTATTAATTCAGGAGAAACTAATGTTGTAATTGGAGCATACTCTGGCGATGCACTTACTACTGGTGATAGAAATGTTGCTATTGGTTATCAAGCTCTAAGCGCTGAAGATACTGGACATAGAAGCGTAGCTATAGGTTACAATGCTTTATCTGTTCAAAATTATGGTGATAACAATTACAATGTAGCAATAGGTTACAACGCTGGTTTAAGTGTTACGTCAGGTTTACAAAATACTATTATAGGTGCTTTAGCTGCAGACGCTTTAAATAGTGGAACTGGCAACGTTGCTGTAGGATGGGCTTCTCTAAGTTCAGAAACTAGTGGTAATAGAAATACAGCTGTTGGTTGGAAAACCTTGCAACAATTAAATAATACTGGAACAGCTTATAATACAGCGCTTGGTTATGAAGCCGGATTAAATGTTTCAACAGGTACTCAAAACGTAATGTTAGGTGGTTTAGCAGGTGACGCGGTAACAAGTGGTTCTAATAATATTATTATAGGTTATGATGCTACAGCTTCTGCAGTAGATGTATCTAACGAAGTTACAATTGGTAACAGTAGTATAGCTAATGTAAGAATACCATCTGACTCAACTTTAAAAATAGGGGCTAGTGGTGATTTACAATTAGAACACCTTAGTAGTAATTCATTTATTAAAAACACAGCTGTTGGTGATTTATATATTGAAAACCAAGTTGATGACGGTGATGTTATATTTAGATCAGATGATGGAAGTGGAGGAGTAGAAACATATTTCTATTTAGATGGTGGAGGTGGTGGTTCACAACCATTCACTGTATGGCCTGATAGTGCTGTTGCTGTGTTTGGTAATGGTCATGATTTTAGATTCGAGCACAATGGAACTTTAAGTAAAATAGACAACTACACTGGAAATCTAGAAATTACAAATTATACTGATGATGGTGATTTATCATTAAGATGTGATGATGGTTCTGGTGGTTCTGCAACTTATATGTTTTTAGATGGTGGTAATACTAGAGTACAATTTAATAAAGACGCTAGATTTGTTGATGATAAAAAAGTAATGCTAGGTACAGGAGATGATTTACAAATATATCACGATGGCTCTCATAGCTATATTGAAGATACAGGCACAGGACAGTTAAGGCTAAAAAGCAATTCTGAAATACAATTCTTGTCTGACACTAATGATTTTCACGCAAAGATGGTCAAAGATGGTGCTGTAGAACTCTACTACGATAATTCTAAAAAATTTGAAACAACAAATTCAGGAGTTACTGTAACTGGAGATATTAATTTAGGAGATAGTTCATATTTATATATAGGTGCATCAAATGACTTACAACTTTATCACGATGGCACAGATAGCTATGTCAGCAATACTCAAAATGAAGGAGATTTAATTATACAAAATGGTGGTAACGATAAAGATGTAATATTCAAATGTGATGATGGATCTGGTGGACTTGCTACATATTTCTTTTTAGATGGTAGTAATAGCCACACTAATTTCCAACTAAATGCAAGATGGGTAGATAATTCTAAAGCACAGTTTGGTAATAGTGGTGATTTACAAATACACCACGATAGTTCAAATTCTTATATAAGTAATAGTACAGGTGATTTGTATATTCAACAGCATAAAGATGATGGTGATATAGTATTTCAATCAGATGATGGTTCTGGCGGCATAACTGAATACTTTAAATTAGATGGTGGTATATCATCTATGGTTGCTAATGTAGATTTATTAATGGCTCTTGATGGAAATGGTGGTAAAATTAAATTTGGTGCTTCACAAGATTTAGAAATCTTCCACGATGGCTCAGATAATTTTTATAATGGCACTACTGGTGATATGTATTTTATCAATAAAGCAGATGATAAAGATATTATATTTCAAACAGATAATGGTAGTGGTGGTTATACAACATATTTTACAGTTGATGGTGGTAATGAAGTTACATCTTTTCAAAAACACACTAAGCACGAAGATAGTGTAGTAGCTTATTTTGGTAATGCAAGTGATTTACAAATCTTCCATAATAGTACTGATTCATTTATTGATAATTATACAGGTAATTTAACAATTAGAAATAGAACAGATGATGGAGATATAGTATTTACTTGTGATGATGGATCAGGTGGATTAACTACATATATGACTCTAGATGGAAGTGATGTTTCTACTAGCATTCAAACAATAAAAGTACTAATGCCTAATCTACCTACATCAGACCCAAGCGTAGCTGGTCAGCTATATACTGACAGTGGCGTGTTAAAGGTATCTGCTGGATAAGGTAAAAACTAAATAAAACAAGTAAATATATATAAGTAATTAATAATCAAATAATAATAAAATTATGAGTGAAGAAACATGGAGTGCTGACGAATTAGCACAACAAATATTATCTACTATGGATTCAGTAAGTATAGTTGAAAGAGTTAGAGCTGTAACAGAATCAGATAGAACTGACGATGAAGTAGATGAATTAGCTAGAAACGAAAGACACATACAGCTTAAAATGGCTATTACACAATTTGTATCTGGCTTATCAGTAGATGAAAAAGCTAAAATAGACGCATTAAAATTATAATATATGTGGAAATTAACTAAACAATATTGGAAAGATATGTGGGTTGCTCTATGGAGCAAAACAACTATTGATGAAAAAGCTATTGCAACAGTTAAAGAGATCAAAAAAAGATATAAATTAACTGCTGATGAACTAGCTGATGTAGCAAAAGCTATTAAAGAAGTCGGTAATCAAATTGATGACATTGACAATGCTTTAAAAGGTGAAGCACGTAAAGGTAGAAAAAATGGCAAATAAAAAGAAGTTTAAAGATACAACCGTTGGTCAATTATTGTTTGGCGCGGCTTCTGTAATAAATCCTACATTAGGAAATGTATTACAAGGTGTTACATCACCAAGAGAAGCTATTGAAGCTATTACTAAATCAGATGCACCTGCAGATGATAAAGTAAAGCTACAACAAATGATATACGAGCAACAAGAAAAAGAAATAACAGCTATAACATCAAGGTGGGAAGCAGACTCAATGTCTGACTCATGGATGTCAAAAAATGTACGCCCACTAGTATTAGTATGGTGTATTGTTATATTTTCTTTAGCTGGTATCTTAGATAGTGTAGAAAGTATACCGTTTCAAATAAATAATACATGGAACGATACTTTTGAGAAAGTTATGATGGCTGTAGTTTTAGCATATTTCGGTGGACGAAGTGGTGAGAAAGCAGCTAGTATATTTAAAAAATAATTAAATTAAATTAAAACCAAAACCAAAAATTATGAGTAAAGAATTAAAAATTACAGAAGAACAATTACAAAAAGTTCAAGCACAAGTAAAAGTTAGAGGTCAATTAATCTCTGATATAGGTGCAGTAGAAGCACAGAAACACGATCTACTACATGCTTTAAATAACGTTATGCAGAAAACAAAAGAAACTGCTGATGAGTTAGAAGAAGAGTACGGTAAGATTAACATTAATCTTGAAGACGGTACTTACGAGGTTATCGAAGAAGAAAAAGAAGAAGAAGTAGAAGAAAAAGAATAAATATAATTCCTATGGCTAAGTTAATTAGAAAAATAAGCATAGGAACTGACTATAAAAATGAAGCAATGCACTACTCTGTAGGCCAACAGGTCTACGGAGGACATTGCATATGTGATATATTATATGAAAATAAAGATAATTCATATAATATATTTATAAAAAAAGAAGACGAAGTTATACCGTGGAAGAAATTTAATTCTAACATGGCTATATCAATTGAATACAATTTAGAGTATTAATGCAAAGTTTATTTAATTTTATAGTAAAACCAAAAAGTAAAAGATACGAAAACGAAGTTGATATTGACGGTAATAAACTTATTGTTAATACAACTATGGACGATCATAAGTATGTTAGCAGAATAGGTGTTGTTGAATCAATACCTAAAGTTGGTAAAACAAATATAAAAGTTGGTGATGAAGTTATAGTTCATCATAATGTTTTTAGAAGGTTTTATAATGTTAGAGGTGAAGAAAAAAATAGTTCTTCATATTTTAAAGAAGATTTATACTTCTGTTATCACGATCAAATATTTTTATATAAACAAAATGGTGCATGGAAAGCTCCTTTTGAGTTTTGTTTTGTAAAACCTATTGAAAATAAAAAACAATTTGTAACGGTTGAAAAAGAACGTTCTCGTGTTGGTATACTAAAATATGGTAATAGTTCCTTAGATGCTTTTAAAGTGCACGAGGGAAGCCTTGTAGGGTTTAGCCCAAGCAGCGAGTATGAATTTATCATTGAAAATGATAGATTATACCGTATGCGAACTAATGATATTACAATTAAATATGAATACAAAGGAGACGAAGTTGAATATAATCCAAGCTGGGCAAGTGGCTGTGGACGAACTTATTAAAGTTGCTAAAGAACCCATTGTAGACTCAGAAGATGATATATCTGCTGATAGATTAAAAAATGCCGCAGCTACAAAAAAGTTAGCTATATTTGATGCTTTTGAAATACTTAAACGTATACAAGAAGAAGAAGATATGTTAAACGAAAAACCTAAAAAAGAAAATAAAGAAAAAACTTTTAAAGGTTTTGCTGAAACAAGATCTAAATAATGTATCAACAAGATTTAATAAAAGTACTTAAAGACTATGTTAAGCCTAAAGTTTTAGCTAGAAATAATAGGTATAAAAAATGGGAGTATGGTTATAATGAAGAGTATGATTTTATAATTATAAGTAGGACAGGTGAGATAGGTGAAATATACGAAATACAAAATTTAAAAATAGCTTTACCCAAAGCTAAAAATATACATAAGTTTAAAAATAATACGTGGAATAAATTTGAATATCCAAAAGATTTACAAAAAATAAAAAACGTTTATGATTTTAAACAGTATCCACAAGAGTTTAAAGAAAAATGGTATGATTACATCGATAATGAATTTACCCGTAGGGAGGAAGGTTTTTGGTTTTATAACAAAGACGTTCCTACTTACATTAGTGGTACTCATTACATGTACTTGCAGTGGTCTAAGATTGACGTCGGTGCACCAAACTTCCGTGAATCAAATAGATTATTCTTTATTTTCTGGGAAGCTTGTAAGGCAGATTCACGATCCTTTGGGATGTGTTACCTTAAGAATAGGCGGTCCGGGTTTTCTTTTATGGCCTCAGGAGAGGTGGTTAACTTGGCAACCATATCAAGTGACTCCAGGTATGGTATATTATCCAAGTCTGGACCTGATGCGAAGTCCATGTTCACAGATAAGGTGGTACCCATATCGGTTAATTACCCCTTCTTTTTCAAACCGACCCAGGACGGAATGGACCGTCCAAAGACCGAGCTTGCCTACCGTGTCCCAGCCACCAAGTACACCCGTCGTAAACTTACCGCCTCTACCACCGACGAAGCCTTACAGGATCTCAAGGGACTGGACACCACCATCGACTGGAAGAATACAGGTGATAACTCCTACGACGGTGAGAAACTCAAACTCCTCGTACATGATGAGTCGGGGAAATGGGAGCGCCCAAACAACATCCTCAACAACTGGAGGGTCACGAAAACCACATTAAGACTAGGTAGTAGAATAGTTGGAAAATGCATGATGGGCTCAACATCAAACGCGTTAGATAAAGGTGGCGACAACTTTAAAAAGTTATACTATGATTCAGATGTTACAAAAAGAAACCGCAATGGACAGACTCGCTCAGGACTATATAGTTTGTTCATACCTATGGAATGGAACTACGAGGGATACATTGATTCTCATGGACTACCTGTATTCCAAGATCCAAGAAAAAAAGTTTTTGGACCATATGGAGATGAAATTAAAAATGGAGTAATTGATTATTGGAATAATGAAGTTGATGGATTAAAAAACGATCAAGATGCTTTAAATGAGTTTTATAGACAGTTTCCACGAACAGAGCAACATGCTTTTAGAGATGAAACAAAACAGAGTTTATTCAACTTAACAAAAATATACGAGCAAATAGATTACAACGAAGAAGTTAAAATGTCTGGTCTTGTAACTCAAGGTAGTTTTCAATGGCGTAATGGTATTAAAGACACAACAGTAGAGTTTATGCCTAATAAAAATGGTAGATTTAAAATAAGCTGGATACCTGAGGTTAATATGCAAAACAGAATAATACTTAAAAACGGTGTTAAGTTTCCTGGTAACGAACACGTAGGAGCTTTTGGTTGTGACAGTTATGATATATCAGGAACTGTAGATAGATTAGGTTCAAATGGAGCTTTACATGGTGTTACTAAATTCAGCATGGAAAACACTCCACCAAATAGAGTTTTTTTAGAATATGTAGCTAGACCTCAAACTGCTGAAATATTTTTTGAAGATGTATTAATGGCTTGCGTGTTTTATGGTATGCCAATACTTGCTGAAAACAATAAACCTAGACTTTTATATTATTTAAAACGTAGAGGTTATAGAGGATATTCTATGAATAGACCTGATAAAATTTGGAATAAATTATCAGTTACAGAAAAAGAAATAGGTGGTATACCCAATTCAAGTGAAGATATTAAACAAGCACATGCTGCAGCTATAGAAAGTTATATTGAAAACCACGTAGGACAATTGGGTGATAGTTACGGTGATATGTATTTTCAAAGAACATTAGAAGACTGGGCTAAGTTTGATATAAACAATAGAACTAAGTTTGATGCGTCAATAAGTTCTGGACTAGCCTTAATGGCTTGTAATAAA